TAGAGTCTGCCACGTTACTCCATCATAATACTCGAGCTTAACAATTTGCTGAGCTTGTGGTTTTTGTTTTGTTAATATTTTTTTATTTTTGCTCATTTTAAATTTCTGTATTAAATCTTAAAGTACCGGGCAATGGATCGTTAGGACGCTCGGATGTAGAGCCGCCAGGCATTGTAATACCTGCATTACCTGGTATAATAGGATTAGGTGCAATGCTAATTGTGGCTATGTTATTATTTACAGTAACTATTATTTGATTAGCGCTGCCCTCAATGCTTACAATATTGTTTTCCGATAATTCGGTAAAAACAATGTTATCCGTACCGACAGTTGCAACGGCTCCGGTAAGCATCCAAGCAGTTACGGCATTTACTGTTCCGCTAATTATGTTAATTACATCACCTCTAACCATTTGAGACGGAGAATCAAAGTCGGCAGCTCTTGTTAATACCCAGTTAGTTGTAGTAGAACCGATATTAGTTACTATATATATTCCGTTTTGCAAAGCAGCTGTCTGATCTTTAACTAGGACTCTATTACCTTCAGCTAAAGTAACTCCATCAATAACAAGTGCGGTTTGCGTTCCTGAATTAGTTAAAGTAGCTCCCGTCCCATTAATACCATTTGCATAAATAGCTGTTAAATTACTAATAGTTCCTACTAAACAGGCAGGTATCGTAGCAATGTTATTTAACACCCAATCTTCAGTTGCTAAAGTAAACCAGTTTATTCCATCGGTAAATTCAGGTTTTCCGGTAGGTGTCGGTAATGGCGCTTTTAGGTTATGGTCATTTAAGTTATTGCTCATGTTTTCTCTTTTATTTTTCTTAATAAATTTTACCATAAAATCAAAGTGAAGTGTTAAACCTGATCATTCCAGGAATTAGCGCATTCGGTCTTTGCATGCTGTTACCTGCCGGCATAGTCATTGAGCTGTTACCGGTAAATACCGGATTAGGTTTAAACGTAGTAACAATCGGCATACTTAATAAGCCACCACCGCTTACGTCTCCCTGCAGAGTTAATCCGGTATTTAAAAGGGTGTTTAAATAGGCTTGAGCTTCGTTTGCGCTGTTTGCTGCGTTATTAGCGGAAATGTTAGCGTTAGAAGCAGAAGCAGCGGCATTTAAGGAAGAATTTGCGGCACTATTTGCCGACCGCTGAGCATCGGATGCAGAACTTGAGGCACTACCTGCTGATATTCCGGCAGCAAATGCCGAAGCAGCAGCAGCTCCGGCCGATATTCCTGCCGCTCCTGCTGAAGCACTAGCTTCACCGGCAGCGGCGGTGGCTTCTCCTGCTGCTGCCGTAGCTTCTGCCGCCGCTGCCGTAGCTTCTGCTGCTGCTCCCGTAGCTTCTACTGCTGACGCTGCTGCTTCTTCTGCTGATAACGCCGCCTCCTCTGCTGATGTCGCCGCTTGCTCTGCATACTGCTGGCATTGCTGCTCTATTTCTTCTAACTGCTGAATAGTTGCATAATCCTCGCCGGCAATTGCAATTGCAAAAGCTCCGCCGGCAACAATCTTGGCCATTCCTATCCCTAGTTCCTCTAAAACCTGTGCTTCAGGTAAATTGACATTCGGAGTTTTTATTATGTATGTAGCATCAGTTGGAGCAAGGTTTAACTGAACTTCTACCGGCCTATTTGTTGCATCACCCTGCCAGACTCTTCCATCAGTTAAGGAGGGTAGATTTGCAATATTTATAGTTTGCCGTGCTTCCGGCACGTTATTTAAACCACCCATCAATAGTTGATTCTCTAGGATGGTAGCTGCTACGATCGCTCCTGTTCCTGCGCTGCTTGTCTGCATCCAGGAACCGCTAGGGAGATTTGAGAGAAATTGCGATCCGGGCATTAATGTTTGTAGTATGCTGTTACCTTTTCCAAGAATAAAATTAGCGCTAAAAAACCTGAAATTAATTAAGGCAATATCTCCTTCTAACACTAATAAGGCATTAGATTCTTCCGGTCTGTTGCTATTAGTGCCGTGCCAGATTTTACCTCCTGAAATTGTAATAGGGTTAATCGGATCAAGAGGATTAGGCACGTTAATGCTTGTAGTTCCTAAATTTGGTAGGTTATCAATGGTAATGGTTTGCTGCGCTGTGGCAATATTTGAACTATTACCTATAAATAATTGACCTGAAGGCAAGGCGGTACTTAAATAATCTTCTCCAGGGATAGCAATTTGTATAACACCTTCATTGTTCTTCATTAAACCATTATTTAGCTGATTTAAGGCTTGAGCGTTTGGAAGATCGATACTTGGTTGCTGCAAGATATATGTAGCATCCTTTGGTGTTGATCCTCCGCTGGCATCGATAAACGATAGAATACCATTGCCATTTGTTGCTAGTACTTGCCCGTCAGTTCCATCCTGCAGCGGTAATCTCCAGATGGTGTTCCCGGTTAGATTACCGGCAGTAAAGCCGACATAATAATCATTAGAAGGATTACTCCATTTTAGCCTATTAGTAATAATATCTTCAGTATTAGTGATGCTCGCAGAGTTAATACCGGTTGCATATATTGTATAAAGCTCAGCAGTACCGCCGGTAATAACAGGAGACAAAATACTTTCAAAACTAGCCTCTTTTGCATATAAATAGTTAATTGGAGTGAGTCCTTCACCTCTATTAGCTAGCGCTATAAAAGCTGCTTTTTCTCTATCAAAACCCGGATTAAAATTATTAGCCATTACTTTAGAACTTAATTTGGTACAACGATTCCAAACGCTCTCGTGCGTCTATATTGCTAACACTCTGACCGGCAAAATCAGGTAAAACAGGAGGTATATCATCACTTGTAAAGTTGATATCTTCTAAAATAACAGGCGAGCTATTACCGATTGCCTCAGGACCTTGAGGTGTCTCTATCCCAAACGGACGAGGATTTTGTACGGCTTTCGGATCACCTTTTATTTGCGGTGGTCTATTCTGCTCGTTTGGCTCATCAACAAAAGGACGTCCAACTATTGCTCCTGTCCAGACTAACTGATTCCCTCGCCATTCATATTGCTTAACTAGATCAGACCTGCTAAAGGGAAACCCTGAATAATCACAAGTTCCAATAGGTTCAATTACGTCCTTTCTAACGTAATCTCCCATTTGCGTATTTACAGGGATAACTTTTAAGCTAGTCACTATACACCTCCAGTTTAAGCGGTACTTCCGTTGTATTATTAATCACTGCTGGATTTAAAGTTTCCTGATATCTAATTTTTAAGCCTTCTTCTTTTTCAGGAGCGTATTGTGCTGCTAGCATGCTAGCGAGTCCGTATATTAGAGGAGTATAAAAATATGATGGGATATCTATACTTTGCGTGTAATTCTCTAGCGTTTCTATACTACTTTGACCGCTATACATTATTAAATTATACATTGGAGCAGCAGTCTGCCAAATGTAGAGGGATGGAGTACGCTGGTAGTCAACGTAGTAAATAGTAGGTCTACCGATTTGCGATTTATTGGGATAGGTTAAATATTCATATCTGGATACCTCGCTCATGGTAGTATCTTGTATCTGATTGTTAAAATAGACTTCCGAGATATCAAGAGTAGCCCCTCCTGTTTCCTGTATCTGATAATAGGGACACAAAGCTAAATTATCTTCCAGCAGAAACCACTGCGTAATACCTTTTTTATATAAGGTTTTAGGAATGGCCTTAACATAATAAATTGTCTGATAATCTGTGCTTTGACCGGAAAATGTTAAAGTATATTCTCTATCTACATTTGATTGTACGCCTATAATTTTGATCACTTGGGGAATAGAATAAGTATAGCCTATTAATCCATCTACTTGGGTTTCTGTGCAAGCAGTATTAGGATTACCATCAAAAGCATAAGCAGCGATTCCTCCATATCTTCCGTTATTCGGAATGCCACCAAAATTCTGTCTTACGTTACTTCTAAGGAACACTTGAAATATTTTAGTAATGTTACTCGGCAGAGGGTATGACGCTTGTCCAGGGGTTAAAAAAACAGGATTTAGTTTTAATGTCCATAAGTTAACATTAGAGTTAGCCCAATCACTTAAAATAAAATTAATAATATTAAGTGCTGAATTATATTGCTCAGCAGTGACCATGCTAAGAGGCATGCCGATTAACTCATAAGCCTTTCTGATAATCAGCTCTCCTTTTATGCTATTAAAACTATAACTTCCACTAGTTGCCGGCATTTTATCTTCCTTTTTAGTTACAATTGTAGGAATTGAGCTTTTAGAATCGAGTTATTAGCATTTGTGCCAATTTTAATGAGTAAATTGGAAGCTAAAGAATTATACTGTATTAATGCAGACGCAGTAGCAGCGGCAGCTGGAGCTGCAAAATTACCGTTAGCGGCAGACGTTAAATCATCATATTTTCCTAAGCCTAAGTTATTCTTTAGCGATAAAAATACCTGATAAGTAGCAGGGTTAGCTGTTGCTGCTACGATATTTAAGGCATAGCTTATAGAAGAAGTATTAAGCTTAGCGGTATTTAATAGAATCATTGGAAAATACCCAACAGAAGCAACACCGACTTGAATGGTAGAGCCTGTAGTGCCAGTTGGAATTATCTGCGTTACAGTATCAAAGCAGTTAACGCTTGTAATTGTATTTGCATTTGGCCCAGTTAAGGTTTCACTAATAAAAATCCCATTCTGATAACCGGTAATAAGAAAATTAATACCGGAAAGATTGGCAGCTGAATTAAGCGTAATTCTTGGAACAATGCCAAAACCATCAACAAAGTTAACTGTTTTTGTAGTTTTGTTAACATAAAAACCATTTAACAGTAGCGGAGTATTTGCAGTTAGTGCTTGGAAAAGCGATATTCCGTTTGCTATGGGAGCGGGCCAATTATATTCATAAAATTGAGACATAATTTATCCTTTTATTTATATTGTATGAAGCACTAGCTAGTTATTTTTAGTTAGTGCCTCTTTTTTTAACAGATTTTTAAAACTTATCCCTGTAGGTTTAAGCTGTAGAACCTTGTGAGCCAATTACCCCAAGAGGAGTAAACATACCAAAAGAATAACGACCCGATGCAAGCACTGACATGGTTTCAGTTACGGGATCGGTTGTTACGTTTACTTTAAGCGGACGTCTTACGAAATGCTTACGACTTCCCTTAACGTTAGTTAATCCAAACCAGTTGCTAGGACTTGTTAAGAAATGGCTTACTTCATAACCTTGCGGAATAGCTTTCATGTTATAAAGTGCGTTTATATCGTTATTAGCCGTTCCTGTTCTAAATACAGATTCAAGTAACCTGCAACCTGAGAACATTAAATCTTGTGGAAGTAGCAATCTCTCAATTTGAGCATTAATTATTAGTCCTGCTTGATCTTTCATTTTACCGGCTAGTATTACTGCCTGCTCAACTCCTGCCTCGCTAAAGTCGACATTAATATTAACGCCGTTATATGCCCCAACTCTGTTAGAATAAACACCTCCGTCGTAAGGCTGAGAACCAGAGCAAAGAGGTTGTCCGTTGGCTTGAGCCGCTGCTACGTTAAACGCCTGGTTAAAAGGGTTCATGGCTACTACTTCTCTGGTTTGTTCATAAGAAGTAGTAAGCGATTTAGTACCATTAAAGAACTGATCGGCATAAAGATCATCTTCCATAGCAATATTAGTAATCTGAAAACCGAGGGCAAATTCCCGGTGGACAAATTCATAAATAAACCTCTCAGCCATGCTATCCATTTTAATAGGAGCACCTTGTGTTTTCTCAAGAGCGTAGCCAGTGCCTCTAATATCAACCAACCTTTCAGTATGTTTGACAGAATTAGCCTGTTCATAGATTTTGGTATATTCCCCTTTAAATCGATCATACTGAGATTTTACCTCATAAAGACCTGGCCAAAGCAGACTTGGAATATCACCGGTTGTTATAATAGACATAATTAATTACCTTTATTTTTAGTTTTAGTTTGCTTTACTGATCCTGCTTTAACAGGTGTTTTTTTCTTCTCTTTCGGTAGGTATAATCCTTCCTTTAAAAGAGACGGCATATTGCCGCTTGTTATTATAGACATAACCCTATACTCCTATGCTCCGGCTGTTGGACCTGCTACGCCGCTTGATCCGTACATATGCTTGTTAAATTTAACTAGTAGGTTAGTAAATGGCATATTTACTCCCGGTACTAATCCTGTAGGATTTGCGTTACCGGTAATTACTGGATCAATGCCAATAATTTTTACATCCAAAGTAGCGGTATTTGCGATTGTTGAACCATCGAGATAGTAACTAGAGCCATATATATTACTGCCAGTACGTGGATTTTGTCCACCGGCGATAGCAGTAACATCCGTGAAGGTTATTCCTGCTACTGATAAACTGGCATTAAGACCAAGCCCGGTTGCTAAAAAAGTAATTCCTGTTGCAGCTGCTACAGAACTTGATACCTGCACTCTGAATACCGCCATTGGATCATCATTGACATATGCAATAATAGGTGTGCCGGCTTTTACCGCTCTACCGCCTGGCCAGTAATCAGACTCTACAAGTATACCGGTATTTGCATCAGTATAAGCGCAGCTTATGAACACCCCAAGGAAAGCATCTGCGTCTGCCGTTGCAATAGGTTGTGCCGCTGTTCCGGCTGTTGGAGCTGATAACTTTTGTGGTGCTATTGTTCCTGCCATGGTAGCAAAGCCTGGGGCACTTACAAATTTAATGGGATCACCTTGAAAAATACTGTTTGGCTGCGTGGTTAAGCCGTCAGCGGATGCGTAAATAAAGTATTGACCTAGTTTTTGTGTTCCGCCGTTTCCTATTTGAGACTGAACTACTTCCAAACCATAAGGTCTATTAATGCCGTTAGACATAATTTCCTCATATATTGTTAATTATTAAAAAACGTAAATATTTTAAATTTAAAAAAAGATAAGCTAATTCAAGCTCAGGAGACCTTTTAACGTCTAGTTATGACGATAAACTTTGTTATAGATAAGTTTCAAAACTAGCCTTTTTGTGTCTTGCAATGACAGAGGTAGCTTTTTAGAAGATTTAGCTACAAACTACGCCTTTTAACGTCTAGCAATGACGAAAACCTTTTTAAGCCTGGTTATGACTTTTTTTACCTAATTGTATTATAGCAAAAATACTGCTACTTTTGCAAATCGTACTACTAATTTAGGGTTGTTTAGATATCTTCAATCCCTTGAGCTAAAATAAACTCCAACTTTGTCTTTTTTAATTCTAGTTGTTCTTGTTGGATTTGATTAAATATTTTTACCCATTTTTTATAATTAATTTTAAATATAGCTTTCTTTCCTTTTCTTAGATCATTTTTTACTTTTTCATTACCTAAAGCTATTCTAGTTATTCGTATTAAATACAAATCATCGTCATCGGCTAACATCTCTTTAAGACTACTGTTTGCATATCCTGTAATACAATCGTCAAAAAAATCATTTGGGAAATCAAACACAATAGTAAGACTATATAACCCATCTTCATCCAAAGATATTTCAACAGAATATTTATTTTCTGATAGCTTGCATATTTCTTCTATTTGATATTCATACATAACATATTCTCTCGATTAAATTCTTTAAAAATTAACTACCAAATACCACAACAGATACGCCATCAAGTACAGGAAGTAAATTACCGAGTGTGTCGGTTGTAAAAATAATAAATTCAGTAGCCGATCTAGACCTAAAGAACACCTGAAACGGCGCTATGACCTCCGTTCCGCGTGCTAATGCCGGTAATACTAAATAATTACCATCAGGAAAAGGAGTAGCAAACGTTATAACATATGACCCTTGCGCTCCGCTAACCGAGGCTATATTAAAGCTGCTCTCTATCTGGATATTATTAGTCGGGGCATTATTATCGTAAAAGAAACAATAAGCCTTAGCAGTAGCAGGATTTATAATCTTCCCCGGTATTGTCATATTACCGACATTGTCAATTTGAGTACTATTTAAATTGATTACTCCATCATCTACAGTAGCGAGGTTAATATCCTCACTCCCGCTTGCCGTGGTAATCGTATTTACCGAGATTAAGAGATTACCTACATTAATACTGGATAATCCTACTAGAGAATCGGCTAAATTAATAATTACATCATTTGTTTCCCCATCACCGCTTTGTACATTTATATTGGTGCCACCTCCTATCTTTCGAGTTACAAAACTTAATGGAGTATTACCGGTTATTACTAAAAATCCATTCTGTACCTGAGTAGCCAGGTTATTTAAATTATTCAACGAATCGGCAACCTTAAAAATAATGTTCCCAGTCGGAGGAGTAACAGTTGAATTTGTGATCTGCAAGCTGTTATTCTGGCTTTCTGTAGAAAAACTTACTATACCGCTACTACCGCCTCCAAAAGGTATTACTTGCCATATTCCCGTGCTGGTTAGATTCTCAGTTAGATATATCTGTATTACTTCCCCGGGAATAATTACGTTAGTTAGCGGAGTTCCATCATTATATAAAAGGGTAAAGTCTTTTTGCCCGACATTATTAAACAATAGGCTAGTACCGGTTTCTACAGTATTGGCAGGTGGGAGAGTAATAGTATAGGTATCATTTTCAGAAATTACATTATTAATGTCACTAGCAATCTCCCCTTCAGTGCGGGGATAAGGCCAGGATAGTTTAATATCGCTATTAAGTATGATTTTAGAATATGACATGATATTCTTCTACATTGCTCTATCAGAAAACGGCATGACCGGATTGTAGATATCGGTCTGTACTTTTTGCAAAGTATCTCGCATTACTCTTACGGCTTTTTGTTCATAATATTGCTGTTCTTTTAGCCCGTAGCGTTCATCACGTGCTAAAAGAATAGTATCACCGGTAGTAATACAATCATTTTCCGATCTTAAGTCTCCTCTATAAGTACGTTTGTTTTTAAGCCTATCAGGAGATACGATATACCACTTCTTTGCGAGTAACCTGTTAATACGTTCAGGGCTATTAAAGGCAAAGTAATATTCCTCGCCCGGTTGTTTTATCTCATCAATTAAAGCTTTAAAAGGACAGGTTGAATCGGTGAACATCAAATCAAAATCATTGTTTTCAAGTTCATGCTCCCTGATATCTCTATTAATAGATAGAAATTCATTATTTTTGTCTTGTTTATATTTAATTGCCATTTTTTGACCTCATTTCTTTGTTACGTTGATCTAGAAGCCCCCGGTACCTCTCGTAAGACATACCAAAAGCAAGAGCTGCCTTTTTCTCTCTATCGCTTAATTCCCTTGTTTTTGGATCAGGGATTGAGTCCATGGGAGCACGGCTACGAACTGCCCCAAAATGTTTGGCAGGAGGACTAGCCGTATCCTGTGCTTTTAAATTATCGATATACTCATCAATCATGCCGTAATAACTACCAGAGCCTATTAGATGTTCCTTTCCTCCGGTCTGGTATTTACGATCCAGTTTAGTAATAAAGGATAATACTGAGGTCGCTAGCTTCTCATCATACTCAGGGGCGTTCCTATCTACTTCAGGATTACTTTCAAGCCAGCTATATAACCTATCTTCATATTCCCTAGCTCGAACCTGATTTAGATGCTCTTGTGAGTATTCTTCTTTAGGAAAACTGGCTATTCTAGATGCCTCATTCAAGGCATGGGTCGCCTTTGAAATATCCGCAGTAGCTCTGCTAACTCCAGCAGCATCCCCGTTTTCCAGTGCTAATTGAAGCCGTGCCTGAGCCATTTCAAGTTCGCTGGCAACATTGTTCTTATAATGGGTAGAACCGGTATTGATAGCTTGGCTGAGCATTTGTTCCATTTGTAGTTTTTCTTGCTGTAACTGCTCTAATTGCTCAGTAAGCTTTACCTTTTCTTCACGTTCTTTTTTTAATTTAGACCAATATTTTTCCTTGTCTTTGTCAGGTGTAGAAGTTTTAGTAGGCTTTTCTTCTTTTTCGGAAACATCTGCAGAAATATCGCTTTTATCATCGCTACTATCTACACCTTGAGTATCTTGCCCTAAGTCTTTAGTTTCTACTTCTGCCTCGCTAGCTTCATTCTTTGAATCTTTATTTTCGGCTACTTCTTTTAAAGGTGGAATAGCAGCGTTTAAGTCGCTTGTATTTTCAATATCTATTTTAAACATATTCTTACCTTGATACTTTTGATGGATTATCGACTAGCAGCTTGATTTTAAAATCCTCTACCATAATTATCGGTTCACCCTCATATTTTGACTGCAATGATGAACCACGCGGGAATATGACCCAGTCTCCGGCTTTGACGTAAGGACCGCTTGGAAACTGATCACCCTTATAACTATCAGGACCCAGCTTTAATACCATCCCGACCATTGAGTTATATTCCAGGTCATCTTGGACGGCGCTCGGTGGTTTTATAATTCCCCCTCTTGTAACTTCTTCAACAGGAGGTTTGTAAATAAGAATTAATACATTGATTCCGGTAACGCCAATATTCTTAAATCTCTCTATCATTGCTTCCTTATTAAAGCTTTGGAGATCAATTCCTTTGGTTTTAAAATCTTCCGGTTTGTAATTGATGTGAGTTTCTGCCTCAAAGATTCTATCTTTACTTAAAGCAGAATGGGTACTATCATACATATGATTTGCCTATTAATTAAAGGTTAAGTTGGTGAATTAATGAGGGTATTTAGATTTCGAAGCCTTAAATATCCTCAGTCACAAAATATAGAAACGTCAATTAGTCATTGTTATTTACCTCTATTATGTGCCTGTTAAAGAGTTCAAGGGAACTCTCAAGCCCCTCAATTAATCCCACATGATATTTGTAATCCTCTAGCGTAGAAATTGATGCCGGATTACATAAAATACGCCTGTATCTATCAATTTCAGACTCAATACTTCCTATAAAGCCGGAGGTAAAAGAACCTCGGCTATAAATGTTATTTCGGTTCATTTACCGCTCCTCCCCATATTTCTAGGTTTTACTGCCGCTCCGCTTTTTGTAGCAACGTCCTTTCTAATTTTAGCCGCTCCCCCGGCGGCATACTTATTACAGCTTGTTTCCTTTTCTCTTGCTCTCTCTTGCATTTTGTGCAAAGCTATTTCTCTTTTTTGTCTATCCATAAATGACCTCCTCTTTTTCTGGTGTGGATGATAGTTCTGATCTTAGAGCTTCTACTTGTGCCTTTAACTCAGCTTCTTTTGCTTTGTATTCCAGCTTTAGTAATTCAAGCTCGTTTTTACTGTTTATTTCTTGCTCTTTAGTTAGCGTGTCTATTACTTTTTCTTTCTCGTTTAACTGGAGCTTTAAAAGTTCAATCTGATATTTCTGCTCAGCAAGTTGTTGTTGTTCATTAACTTTTAATTCAGCTAAATACTTCTCTTGTTCCAGTTTTTCCTTATCAAGCTCGATACTCATTTGCGTCTTATAGCCGTCAGCTTCAATATTTAAGTGAGCTAGACGTTCTTTTGACTCTACTTCAAGTTTTCGTTGCTCAATGTCAGCAATCTGTACCTGTAATGCCGGGTCTATAGGTTGTTGTTCCTGCTGTTCTTGCGGTGGTGGTTCGGGAAGTAGTATCTTATCAATGTCCTTAATCCCTAGGGCTTGATATACTTTTAAATATACTTCTCGCATGTTATGTAGCTCAGGGCTACTGCTAGCTAACTTTAAAATACTTTCTGCCTTGATTATTCTCTGCGTAGAAGATTCAACAGAAGGATCAGATACGGGAATGACCTTTAAACTCTCTTTATCTAGAGGTAGCGTGCTAAGATTGAACATTTTATAAAAGAGCTGTAGCTCGGCGCTAAAGCTACTATGGACTGTTCTCATTATTGCCGATTGCATCCGGTTAGATACCTCAAGCAAGGCAATCGTAGTACCGACAGGCGTATTCTGATTATTTTCAGTAAGTCCCATCTCTGTTGCAGATGCTAGCTCCTGTGTTTGAGCAGTTATCCGGTTAATATATTCAAGCAAAGCTGGCGAAGGTCCATTATAAGGAAGCGGCATGATTGAATCACGCAAGGATAAATTCCCTGTTTCAACAGTTACGAATTGACCGGGTAATATATTCAAATCATTATTAGTAGTTTTTATTCCCTTAGCCTTCATTCCTCCCGGGAAATTCTGGAAAATAGCTGCGTCAATCGCCATTTGCTGCATGGAAGTTAAGCTCTTTGAATTAGAGCCAAGTATTTGAGCAAGCCCCAGTCCAAAAACATCAAACCCAGGGAATAAATTATAATGAATAAAGCAGTTAATCCTTGTTTTAGTTGGATCGTTTTCATCCCAGTTTGGCGTAAGTGATACGATCTGATTACTGCTGCCGCATCTGGTAATAACATAAGGTAGTGGTATGCTGTAATCCTCAAGCGAAGAGCTATCATCAAAAAAGTCATTCAAAACCAGATATTCATGCGTCTCATAAAAAGGAAAACGGGAATTTGTTGGGTCTACTTGTTTTGCTTTAGAGTCGTCTGTTGATTCTTCCCCGTCGCTGCTACCTACGGTATCTAAGTAATCAAGATCAACTTTTGAAAATATTCCACTCTGCATGTTAAAAAGGATTTCTCTTTTAGAGAGATACCTAATATGAGTTAGACGATTTGATTCGGTAATACTTGAGCAGTTATTATCAAATAAAAAGTCCTCAGGCATGATAAACCTACTCAAAGGCTTACCTGTAATAGAGTCATAGTAGATTTTACGAAATACACACCCATATAAAATTAAGTACAATAAAAACCGATCGTAGTCTGGATAAAACCCCTTATCTTCAACTGTTAAGTACTCATTTAAAGCATCCCTAACCATCTCGCCTTTTAATTCGTAATCTTCGCTCACACTAACATCAGTCCTAAATCCTACAGGACCGGTTGATGGAAGTAACTCGGAGCGAAGAGTTGCCCAGAGCCGGAGCACGCTGCTAGAGAAAGTAGTATCGTAAGTCTTAACCTGGGCAGCGTTTCCAATGGAAGAATTGGATTTAGATTTGACATTATTTGGGTCTTGTATTTCCTCAATTTTAAAGCCAAGTAAGGTTTTAGCCTTTTCAATTATATCAAGCCAGGGCGCGCGGTTTTTAGTATCTTTTTCTGTTACCTCTTCTAAGTAAGCAGCGATTTTATCTCTGACGCTTTCTGGTATATCATCTGCAAAATTACTATTAAAGGCGGCATCCGCAGGTGCTAATTCCTCCGCTTCGTTATCTATACGTGATAAGATTTGATCTTCTAGGGAAATAAGTGCTTCTTCTTCCGGTAAAACCGGTTCATCTAAACTACCTGTTTCTTGTGGTAGGATTTGTTCTTCCATCGGCATTTCTTGAGTCAAATTTAGAAATTCAGGCTCAAGGTTCTCGGTAACGGATAAATCGGGGATAACCTTATCCCTTTTTTTCCGTCTTTTCCTCATGCTATCTAATCTTGCCTCTTTCAAAGCTCTACTTCTTACTGCCATTAGTATAATTTCTTGCGTTTAGTAACGATCTCATCTTCCTTAACATCACTTGTATGAATTAAAGTATCAAAGTCTCGGAGGTATAAAATTGTTTGCGTCATCGAATCAACCAAATCCTTTGATTCCCCATTTGGAAAAGTTATCACTGTTTCTAAAAACTCTTCAGCGAACGGAGTTAGCCTTTCAGGATTTTTCTCTTCAGTCGGTAAATAAATAAGTCCGCACTCAATAAGAGGCGCTGCTCTCTGTACTCTTGCATTCTTATCGCCTTTTGGGGTATAGCCTATAGCCGGAATACCAGCGAGCCTTAAGTCCCGAATTAACGGATCGCCCGTTGCCTTTGCCTCAATAAGGCAAATATCTACGCTTCTTTGAGCCGGCATTGGGTTCTTATGCTCACCTATATCCTTATAATCTTTAGCTAAGCGCTGAGCCCTGCTTCGCAGCTCCGGATAGCCTACACGACCCCGCCAACTAGAGAGTAGCATCATCCTAAATAACTCATCCTCGGATTTTTCGCCCCAAACTCCCCACGTAGTACAGGCAGAATATGCAGCTGTTGGTTCATCGGAAATTGCCGTATCCCAGCTTTGCAATATGTAATCAAATTTAGGCTTAATAGGGCTAGTCCAGAACTTAAACCATTTTTTCTTGATTATTCCACCGCCAATTGGAGATGGTCTTTGCTGGCACTGCCCAGCATATCCATAAGAACCGAGTAACTTTTTTAACTCATTTACCTGCTTTTCGCCAAAGCGTAAGTCATTAATTACTTCCCCTTCTTTGTTTCTTGGGTCTTCCCAAATAACCTGATCTATGCCAAGAGGAACTGTAATACACTTGCGCTTTTCTTCAAATTCTAGCGGCAGCACTAATTCTACCCAGTCCCCTTCGCTGTCGTTCTTTCTGATATAACCGGTTAAATCATTCTCGTGCGTTCTTTGCTGGACAACTATTCGGCAGTCATTAGCTGGGTTATTTGAACGGGTAGACATTCTTTGCGTCCACCAGTTAATTACGTTCTCACGTTTTATTTCAGATAAGTCCCCTGGGTCGTTAGGGTCATCAATAATAATGATTGAACCGCCTTTACCGACAGTTTTAGATACTACGCTTGTTGATTGCCTATATCCTGTTTTAGTATTCTGGAAAAAGCTTTTAACGTTCTGGTCTTTTAGAAGAGGGAATCTATAACCCCAATTATCCTGATACCAGTTGCTTTCGAGTAAAGCTCTGTTTTTCTGTGCATGCTCAAGACTTAAGGAATTAACGCAGGATACAGTTAAAAACCGCTCACTAGGGTTATGTATCCACACCCACGCAGGAAAAGCTACCGATATTAAATTGGTTTTACCGGTACGGGGCGGAACATTAATGATCAGCTTTTTTATTTGACGTGCGTAAACCGCTTCTAAATGCTCTGCTATAGCTTTAATATGCCAGCTATCAACATAAGGCATATTACCCTCAATATAAGGCCATGCCGCTTTAAAAAACTCATATAGCGAACCACTTGCAAGATATCGTTCCTTTAAAGCTGCAAGTTTTGCTCTTCTGTTTTGCAGTTCCGCAATAGCAGTTATTCCATCAGAGAAACTAAAACTATGAATAGAGTTAGAATTGTGCGTCATAAAATTAAGTTTCCTTTACTTAAAATAATTATAACACACTACTTTCTAATCTTGATTTTCTCGTGCTTTTTTGATTTTGGTCTTGGGATTATTTATGTTATTTATTGTCTAATTAAAAAACTATAAGGAGTGAAATTATGAAAATCAGAAAATATCTTTTATCCACGATAATACTTAGTTGCAGTACTGCCTTAGCAAGTGAAGCCCTACCTGTTGCATCAGGTTTAAACATTAAATTTGGAGCTTTTGCTGCTTTTGAAAGTGGATTTGCTAAGCAAGAGAAATTAAAAGGTTCAGAGAAGAACATATCAGCTAATAAAAAAGGCATGGCTTTCTTCAATAACACTGCTTTTGTTGCTAATATTTCCAATACTTCTGACGATATTACTTATGGTGCTAAAATTGTACTTGCTCCCACAACAAAAAGAAAAGTAAACAATGATTATAATGGTTCTCATGTATTCTTAGAACATGAGTTTGGTAAAATTGAAGCAGGTTCACCTATTCCTGTTGCAAGAAACATGACTGTAAATGATGGAGCTATACCTGCAAACTACATAAAAACAGGTATAGAGTATTTAAAACAAGGTAAAAAAGCAAATCCATCGTTCTTAACCTCGGAAGAAACTATAATCGGTGATTCAATAACTGCCGGTTTAGACTCAGCAACTTATAGCAGCGAACCGCCAAGAACAATAAATTATTACACCCCTAAATTTGCTTTGAGCGAATCAAGTAAATTGCAATTTGGTATATCTTATACTCCTGATTCGGCTAATACCGGTGTAGAGAAACCATCAGATAAATCAGACGGCATAACAAAATATGCAATTGAAGAAACAACGCTAGACAGATTTGAAATTGACAAGTCTGTTAAGGACGCGCTAACCGGCGGAATGGTATTTGAGCAAAAACTAACTGAAGAAGCAGAATTAAAACTGGCTCTAACCGGTGAATACGGCAAATCTGTCGGTAAAATTAAGAAATTTGCCAATAAAGACGATAAAAACCCACTGGGGGAGTATAAATTAAGTAACTTAAAAGCTTATAATATCGGTGCTGAATTAAAAATAGGTGATTTTAAGTATAATGCCTGTTATGGCTCTTTCGGTAAAAGTTTGACTTCTAAAGAATTACATAAAGCCGGTAATAAATCTCAATACTATAATGCAGGTATTGCCTATACTTATAATACTGCTACGACAACTTATGTAGGATATTTTGCTTCTGATAAGTTTAAAAATAAGGTAAATTCTGTTAAATTAGGTGTTAGCCACATACTTGCACCGGGACTAAAGCCTTATGCTGAAATCCATGCTTATACCCTTAAAGGTAAGCCTGAATTCTATTCAGAGCTAAAAGCAAAAAAGGTAAAAGGTACTGTAGCACTACTGGGTGTTAAGTTATCTCTTTAATTAAAAAAAAGGTTTTAATAAGAATTTCAACATCGCTTCTTATAAGGGATTGGAGGGGTACTTTTCCCCAAAAGTTCATGGGTTCTTCCCCAGAAACTCATGGTTTTTCTTAAAATGTTATATTTAAGAGAAAGTTAATGTTTTTTATTTTTATTAAGTTTTTTAGTTACTTTTTTAGCAGCTATATTGATTATTTTTTAGTTTCTCTCTTAATAACGGCATCTTTTTCGTATACCATTTTTATTGCTTCTATGAAGTCCATTATTTACCCATATATGCTCGTAAAGACTTATGCACCAGTTCGCTAAGAGTGATATCATTCTCTAGTGCATAACGCTTTATTTCCTTGTGAAAGTTCTTATCAACCTTAACCACTAAATTAGCGTTTTTATTATCTTCTAATTGTTTAAGTGCTTTCTCTTTATTTATTGATGGACGACCGGTTTTTAGTGAACTCATAATATCTCTTTAATCTCATTTACTATATTTGTAATCTCATATATCGCATCATTGTTAGTAGTGTCAAAAACAGATTGCCCTTCTGCTGCTGACTTAGCATACGCAATTCTTTGGGATGTATAGCTTTTCATTATCGGCAGGGAATATCCCTTTAAAGCTTCGGTTACTTCGCTACTTAAAGAAGTTGTTGATATTCTTCTGCTAATACAGAAATAAGCTTTTGGATTTCCATCAGTAATTTGTTGTCTATGTTTTATCACGTCTACCAGCTCTTCAGATGCCCATATATCGTATGGTGATGGTTGGACAGGTATAATGATTAAATCAGAACATTTTATAGCAGAAACCGCCATATTGGTTAATTGAGGTGCGCCGTCAATGATAACCCAATCAAAATCATTGGCTATTTTCTTTACGTCTCTTTCAAGAGTTGGTCTGTCCATTCCTATAACAGCTATTTCACTATTACCTACTGCATGCCAATCTCTAGCAGAGCCTTGAGGGTCTGAATCAACAAGTAATACTTTTGAACCATTTAAGTGAAGTTTACTTGCGATATTCGTTGCAAGTGTAGTTTTACCCACACCGCCTTTTTGATTTAGTATGGAAACTATTTTCATATATATCTTTATCACTTTAGTTAAAGTTATATATATCATATTACTTTAATATGTAAAGTTATTTTTATATAACCAAATAAAGATATATGTTTTAAATATAATATTTATGTCGTGTAATATTAATATAAAGAAATAATTATTGACTATAATGATCTACAACCACTTTTCCTAAAAACTCAGGGATTAAAGGTACAACACTATTACCTAAAGCCATAAGGCGCTCTCTACGACTTCCCCCATCCGTCCAGCTAATAGGATAACCCATAAGCCATTCTACCCAATCGGGGTTTAATCTCTCATCTTTTAGCCTCGGTACTTCTAAAGGCTCTTCCCCCCATTGCTTAACTCCTCGGCCGCAATAGTACATGCCAACCTGCTCTTGTGAGCATATTGAGCTAATTTTTTCAAATCCCCCACATCTTTGTAATCTCTGGCAGTCGGGGTCGGTAGCATTTTTACAACTGTCTCCAGGTGTGGACTCTGTCTTCTCCTTTCCGATGGACAATCCGACTTTGCAGAGGCAAGCGGGGTGGGCAATAATCCATATTCTATCCCGTCTGTGAGGTGCACCAAAGGCGGAAGCCGGTATGCAATGCCATTCTGCATTATACCCGATCTCCCATAAATCTTGCAGGACGCTGATAAGTCCCGTGCTACGAAGGTTTGCCACGTTTTCGATAATTGCATATTTGGGTCTGATGTCATTTATTAACCTCGCAAATTCTTTCCATAGTCCTGAACGTTTAGCCTCTATTCCTTTCTGCTTGCCTGCTACCGATATATCCTGACAGGGAAAGCCCCCAGCAATCACGTCTATTCTTGGCAGAGCTTTTAAGTCTTCCTTATGTATAGTGGTAATATCAGAAAATATAGGTACGGATGGCCAATGTTTTTTTAATATTTTTTGGCAGAATGGGTTAATCTCACAAAACGCAACAGTCTGCATGCTTGCAGCTTCCAATCCTATTGAGAAACCGCCTATTCCTGAGAAAATATCTAGAACATTTAACATGTTTCTTTAATTACTCTACGTTCTTATCTATTCTAAAGTAATTATACCATAGGCTTTGACTATCCTGATTTTCTCATGATTTTTTTATAGATGTCATGATGATAAACTTCAGGCTCTCTAGGACGCAACTTTTCTCTTTCCTTACGAGCTTTGACTAGCTCCTTGTACCGAGCAAATGCCGCTCGTTGATCTTGTTTAATTGCACTTAGTATATCTTTCTCTTCTTCTGCTAAAGGTTTTCTATATGCCTTTCTACCTACATTATTAATATATCTTTCTGTTGACATAATTATTTCTTCATATTTTTTTCTAACAAATCCAATTTCTGTAGGGTTTGATCTAGTTCTATTGCAAATGCCTTGGCCTCATCTATACTCATCTGCTCTGATACCACTCTGTCTTCTTGAGTGCGGCTTTCTATATTCATTTTGGTTAATGCGAAACTTCCTATCTGTTGCATCTGGGCAAAGTCTATTTTACCTTCCTGAAGCGCATT